TTTTTGCCTTTTCCAGCTTCATTTTATACTCCAGTTCCAAGTTGAGAACCTTTTGAGTTCTGTCCCTGATGTTTTGAACTACTTGTTGTTGTGTCATCAAATAGTTTTATATTATTTCTTATGAACTTAGTATTTAGTATGTCCACAGAAATAATCTTACCTTCCTTTGTTTGAGTTAGAGCATCTTCTGTACTATCAAACACTTCGCTAATTTTGATACTACATTCAATCAACCTTTCTCTAACAACACTCATCAATCTACTTATATAGATTATATAATTATTTACAAGGATATGGCAGGTGGAAAAGGGAAAAAATGATATTAAACCAAAAGAGTTTAAAAAACCACCTGCCATAAAAATCTTAGTTATTAAAATTAATTTCAAATAAAAACTTGTAATCTTTTATTTTCAAATCAATTTCTTCTTTTGTAACATCTATTTTACCAGATTCAATACCTGATTTCAACAAAGCCATTACAAACATATATTCATCTTTGTTAAATGGTTTTTTTTCAACTTCAAAACCATTTTTAGAATCCTTTGCCATTTCTTGTAATTGTGCTTCTAATTCTTCAGGATTGAAGCTAGTATCTGGTTTTGATTCTATTTTAATATTAGGCAATTCTTGAATCATTGGACTTTTATCTGGCTTATTAAGAACAAATAAACTTCCATTTTTTTTAGACACACCACACGTGACAGAAATATTCTTACCCTTAGATATTGCAGGGTGAAGTATAGAACTCCATAACACTATTTCTTGATCTTTTATTTTAAACTTAAAATTTGGAAACTTATTTGGAGTCCCATCTTTTGTAAGTCTATTATCGTAAACGACACTAACTATTCCTACGACGTTCATTTATTTTTCTCCTTCTATTGTTTGATATAATTTAACACACGCAAAGAACGCTTCACGTATTGTCTCGGATATATCAACCGATACAATTTTGTATTTACCAGTTTTTGGAAAGCATAAGATTTTTGCTTTATCTATTTTTATTCCTAATTCTTTTGACAATGCAATTGAATAACCAACGACTTGAAGCCGATAATTAAAATAATCAGCAGATTTAGATGTTTTCCAATCCATTATAATATAACCATCAGAATTTTTAGCTAAACAATCAGTGGTCCCACAAAATTCATATTTATCATCTTTGTAATAAACTTTTTTTTCAAGATTAATAACATCAAATTTTTTCTCAACAGCAAACCAATTTTTAAACTGTGTATAAGCATTTAATACTTCAGGATTATGAATTTTAGTTTCAGCACCATCAGTTAAAAATCTTTCAACGTGTTCATGTAACATAGTTCCAATATCCCCTGATCTATCTCTTGAAGTTATTGCACTAGATTTAATTTGCTTTGCCATATCTATTAAAGCAATTTCATCATATTTTGTATTAGGTTTAATTAGTTGCAAAAACTTTTCACTAGCTAATTTCATTCCCCAACCTAACAAAGCATTCCCATTGTTTGCACAAATTTTAGTAATGTTTGTCATGTTAGGAATTATTCTATCGCCAATTTTATATTGATGTATCTCTGGATCAAATTCCAATTGAACTTGTCCATTGTATAATGAGTATGTAGTCATTTTGCCTTCCCCATTTTTAATTGTTAGGTATAAATATTATACTTAATTGTTTTACTGTAATCTGATTTGGTCAAATCTTCAAACATTGAATCAATAGGAATCTCAAAAACTTTAGAAATTCTATAAAGTTGACTTGCTGACATTTGGATAGTTCCAAGTTCAAATTTACTTATCTGCTGTTCGCATTCTATACCTAACATCTCGGCTAAATCTTTTTGACTCATATATTTAATTTTGCCTGACATGGATTCTTCAATTTTAGTATTGATCCGCAGATATCTTAAATTACTTGCAAGTCTATTTATTATTTCGTGTTTTGTTTCCATAAATCTTTCCATTTTTTATGCTGGTTTTGCCAGTATTCTGAATTGTAATCAGGATTATGATAAGGAAATTTTTTATAGAATTCATCTAAACAAATTGTTTTATCTTCAATTGAACATAAGTCATAATAGTATGGTGCTTCACTTGAAGTTATATGACGATTATTTTTTGAAGCTAAAAGTAATCTATTTATTTCTTGTTGTACTGTTTTAGTTAATGTCATTTAATTAATAGTACGTTTAATAAAACGCACAATGTTATTTTTTTCATTTTTTTCTCGTTTTTTTAGATATTCCATAGTCCTAACATTTTTATAATCTATAAATCTTAGTCTTGGAAATTTTTGCCAGGCAAGTTGTATATAACTAGCTAGTGTATAGAATCTTTTATTTTTAATACAATCGTCTATGATTTTGAGTGCAATTATTAAATCAGTCTTTTTTCTTTTCATTTGCCTTCTCCAGTTTTTCTTTATCTAATCTTTCTTGATATTTTTTTAACGCCTCTTGCATTTTAACACGCATGATAGAATCTGAGAGTTTGAAAGATAATTTATCTTTATTAAAAAAATTCATGTTTATTTTTTATTATTTAATATTTTTTTTAATTCTTCGTAAACAGCTTTATCATAACTACTAATCTTTGATCCTTGAAATTCAAGAAATAAAAAATATCTTTTTATCAATTTTTTTAAGGCAATAAGAATATCACTATTTACCTTTATTTTCATAATTAATTAATAAGCCAATTTAATAATATAATAGCTGACCAACCTAAGCCAAGCACAAATAAAAAAGCCAATCCTTCTTTTATTTCTTTATTCATCTAAAAAAATTCCACATAATATAAGTTGTAAAAACCGCAAGTATGAAATACCAGAATCCAATATCCTGAATAAGTTGTAACATTTCTAAATTCCTTTTAATAAATTTTCTTTTTGCCACAATGTTTTAAATATTCTTCTTTTTTTTTTATTGCACCAATAACCATAGTAACCAGTTATTTTTTTTGTCATATTTTCCCTTTTTGTTTAGTTAGTATTAATTAACGCATCATTAGATACATTAACTATCCCTGAGTTGTTATCAAGAATTTGTTTTTCTAATAATAGAAGTTCATCTTTAACTCTTTGTTTTAAATTTTTTTTGCATTTTTCTTGAAGAAAATTAAATGCTTCTTGCAAATTGTTAAATGTATCAATGTCGTGATATTTATTATGTGGTTTTAAACTTCTTACATTTCTGTCATAAATGCGAAGTCTTACAAGAGGTTGAGGTTTTGTTTCCCAATAACCTACCCAATCAGCAGTAAATTCTATTCTATGCTTTGTAGAAAAATCTACTTTAAAACCAAAAATAGATTTTTCTACAAAACATAGATTAGAATATTTTTTTAACTTCATATAGAAATAATATAATTATAGAAATAAATAGTTCAAGCTCTAAAGTTGCCAATTGTGCATAATTATACAAGAATTATATCAATAAAATCAATGAGTTATTCGTTGCTATTTTGTTCTATATTTGTTAATAAAAATTGTGGTGTGTATGCCTTCCTACACACCACGTAAATATAGGAGAATAAATGCCATTAATTAAAGGTTATTCAAAAAAATCAATAGCGAAGAATATTTCAAGAGAAATGAAATCTGGTAAATCACGAAAACAATCTGTTGCAATTGCCTTATCCGTTGCTAAGACTGCAAAGAAAAAAGCTAAAAAATATTAATCATGCAAATTCTGAAGGCAAATATTATTAAATCAGAAAAGCATAGAAGATTTGTTGCTTCATTTCCTTGTGTAGTTTGTTCAAATAATACTCAAGTACAAACGTGCCATATCAGATCAATACCTAAATTTGGAAATATTGGCAAAGGTGTTAGAGATGATTCTTATTGTATTCCAATGTGTTCAAGATGTCATCTCTATCAACATAAAATTGGAGAACTTAAATTCTTTGAGATGTATAATATAAATCCTATATTGATTTCTATGAAATTATCAATTATATCTCCATGTAAGAAAATAAATCAAGCAAAACAGGAAGGTAAATATAATGGCAAACTTGACTACCGAGAACATATCAGAATCAACAAAAAAGATTCTTTGCAATAAAAAAATATATAAAGATGTTAATTTTTTTGAGGTTCCTCATAATAAGATTTTATTAGCAGTAATTAGATCAATAACAAAAAAATCTTTTGCCCAGATCGGCAAAGACTATAAAAAATCTTGGTATAGCATTTATGCATCAGTAAAAGATACCCAGAAGAATGGACTGAAATCATTCACCAATAAAGTTATAGAATTAGTTAAAGAAGATTTAAAATGACTAATGGTTGGATAGCTTTACATAGAAAAATTTATAATTCTAAAGATTTTAATAATCAGTTAGAAACTTCAATATTTATTTATTTATTGAGTAATGCTTCACATAAAGATTGTAAAGTTGTTTACCGTAAAAAGAAAATTAACCTTAAAAGAGGTCAAATTTGTATAGCAATCAGGGACTTAGCAAACAAATTTTTGATTTCTTATTCAAAAACTAAAACAATTATAAATCATTTAATTACAACTAATAATATAAATCAAAATATAATCAAAAATTTAAGCATATTTAGCATTGTAAAATATAGCAAATATCAAGATCAAGCCGAAAAAAAAAATCAAAATATCCCACACAGAACAACAACTAATATATATAATACTATTAGTAATAATAATGATAATAATGTTAATAACATGGATAACTTTAAAAATAAAAAAATTGCAATTCCTTGTTTGCAAGACCTAAAAACCAAGATTATTGAAAAACCTAAAAAACTAAACGAATGGGAAACGATGCGTCAAAAACTTGATGACCAAAACTATGAGAAATGGGTATTATCTAAATTAAACTCTTGATTTTATTAGAATATATATGTTTAAAATTATATATTTACATTAACAATAAATCAATCTATCTGGGCTAAATTAAACTACTGGAGAAACTATGAAAATAGAAAAAATAATATCAAAAGTTGAAAAAATCCAAGATAAATTAAATGATGATCTGGACGAAATAAAAGACCTTCTTGAGGAACACGCAGAAGAAATGGAAGATGATTCTTATGATGATTCTGATGATTCAGATGAAGATACAGATTCTTTAAACGACGAAGAATAAATTTAAATACAGATAAGCTATCAAGCTGGAAGGCTATCTTAATTATTCAATGAATATTAAATTAATATCCATGAAATTATGGAGACATTCATTGATTTGTCTTTTTTTACTTTTTGTATTTGTTTTAGGCACGTTTTTTCCAAATGATTATATAAAAAAGACGATTAGACAAAAAACATTAGATGAAATCAAGAATTTAGTTTTGTTTGAACCTAAAATTGAAATTATATCTAGTGATAGATTTATTGAAAGTATGAAGAAATGTATTGCTTATCATAATCTAGAAATTAAAAATCAAGAACAAATCCCATCATCTTTAATTATTGCTCAAGCAATTATGGAATCTAATTTCGGGAAGTCAAGGTTTGCGTTAGAAGGAAACAACTTATTTGGAATTAGAGTTTGGTCAAAAAATGGAATACTGCCACTTGCTCAAGATCCTTCTATAAATTGGCGAGTAAAAATATTTAAAACAAAATGCCAGTCAGTTAAATTCTATATTGATCTACTTAATACAAATCATCACTATCAAGAATTTAGAATAACAAGAAATAAAACAAAAGACCCAATTCTTCTTGCAAATACATTAGATAATTTTAGCACTAGTAAAGAATATTCAAATTATGTTAAAAAGATATTAATAAAATACAAGGATAAATTATAATGGCTGGAGAAACCACATCAACTAGTATTGCAGTTCTTTACTCAAAAAGTAAAGCTAAAGGAACTTATAGAGTTTATAAACCTAAACCTTTGAAAAAGAAAAAATAATGGCAAAATTAACTATTGCACAAAAATATAAATCTTTAAAAAAGCAAACAGAAGATGCAGGAATGAAAGTTTATGAAAAGAATGGCAAATTGATTGTTGCAAAGAAAAAAAAATGAAAAGAAAAAAAAGTACAGTTAATTTAGCTGGAAATTATACAAAACCAACTATGCGAAAGCGTCTTTTTTATTCTATAAAAAGCCGAGCAGTTGCAGGAACAAAAGCTGGTCAATGGTCAGCAAGAAAAGCACAATTACTAGCAAAGACTTACAAAGCTATGGGGGGTGGATATAAATGATAAAAAAATCTCAAAGAGATTTAATGAATTGGACTAAACAGGATTGGAGAACAAAATCAGGCAAACCTTCTTCAGAAACTGGCGAAAGATATTTACCTTCAAAAGCAATCAAAGCATTAACATCATCTCAATATGCACAAACAACTCGTGCTAAAAGAATGGCAAAAAAATCTGGAAAACAATTTTCTAAACAACCTAAAAAAATAGCTAAGATCGTAAGCAGATTCAGATGATTGATAAAATAATCTTTGGAAGCAGGATTGTTAAAGTTAGTTACATAGATGAGAAAATAGCCGATAAAAAAAAAATATTTGGTGAAATAGATTGCGATAAAAATACTCTTGTCATAGACAAATCATTAGACAGAATACAAATGTGCAACACCTTAATTCATGAGATAAGTCATTTGATTGCTTCAGAATACTCTTTTGAACTATCTGGCAAAGCTGAAGAATTAGTTTGCAACTCAATAGGAAACGGTCTTTGTCATATTCTATATCAAAATCAAGATTTATTAGAGTTTCTTTACAAGTCTCTTAAAAAAGATTAATAGAACATTTAACGAACATTTCGGTTAATATGGGCAAAGATTTATTAGTAATATCTAAAAAAGATAGTAGAGGAAGACCTATTTTTGACTTTACACCTAAAATTTTAGATCAAATAAAAGATTTAGCTAGTTATATGTGTAGTAAGCAAGAAATAGGCAAAATTATTGGTTGCTCAGAATCTACAATTAACAGAAATGAATTAGCACAAGAAGCGTGGCAACAAGGGGTTGCGATAGCAAAAACAACAATTAGAAAAACACAATTTGATATAGCTACCAAATTAAATTCAAGCATAATGGCTATGTGGTTAGGTAAAGTTTATCTTGGACAATCTGACAAAGTACAAAATACAGATGAAAATGTACCACTACCTATTTATGACATTGTTGAAGATGAAAAAGAATTTATAGAGTTAAAAGAAATTAAAAATGAGTAAATGCATATTCTGCAAAAAACTTATGCTTAATAAATTAGAACAGCATATAAAAGCGTGTAATCAATGCATTGTTAATTTACTTATGAAGAGACATAATTTAAAAGTAAAAAAACAAGCACCAATAAAAATAAATACAAACAAATATGGTAAAGTTTAGTTTAAGAAAATCCGACAAGAATCCTAAAGGCGGTTTGTCTTCTTCTGGAAGATCAAGATATAATCGTGCTACTGGTGGCAATTTAAGACCACCAGTTAGAGGAAGACCAGATAGTCTTTCAGAATATAGACGCAAAGGTTCATTCCTAGTTAGAATGGGAAGTGGAAGAGGTAGACTATACGATGAAAAAGGTAAAGCCACACGTTTGCTTTTATCATTACGTGCATGGGGTTATCGTGGTTCTAGTAAATCTGAAGCAGTTGCTTTAGGACGTAGATATTTGAGGGCATATCAGAATAAGAAAAAATAGTGGAATATTTTATAGTATTCTACTTGCTTTTGTTTAATGGGCAGGAATTTACACCTATATTTTTAATGATGGAAGATGGTAAATCATTTAAGAATTTAGAAGATTGTTTTAAATTTGGTTATAATCAAATTCAATTAATTATAGATAATTTAAATGAACAAGGTATTATGTATAGAGATTTGATTTTTAAATGTGTGGAAGAAAAAAACCTAAAGACATGATTGATAAGAAACAAAGAGGCCCTAATGATTTAGAAGTAATAATTTACGAATTAAAAAAACAAATAGACTTACTCAGGGAAGAAATACAAGTCAAAGAAATAGAAATACAAAAGCTAAAAGAATCTAAACCATTACAGTATGATGAATTGGGTTTATAAATGCCATTTAGCAAACCCCAATTAGAAGTTTATAAGTGTCCTAATAGATTTAGAGTTTTAATTACTGGCAGAAGGTTTGGCAAGACTCATCTTGCTATGTATGAACTATTAAGATTTGCAAGTCGTAAAGCCAATTCAAAAATATTCTATGTTTCACCTACTTATAGAATGAGCAAAGAAATAATGTGGAAGCAATTGAAGAGATTAGTTGTAGAAAAAAGATGGGTTAAATATGCCAATGAAACAGAATTATCTTTGATACTCAGAAATGGAAGCCAGATAAGTTTAAAGGGTGCTGATAAATCCCCTGATAATTTAAGAGGAGTTGGATTAGATTTTTTGCTTCTTGATGAGTATCAAGATATCCCACTAATGGCATGGACTGAAGTTTTGCGACCAACAATTTCAGATAAACATGTAACTGGAAATGTATTATTTATTGGAACACCAAGAGGTTATGGCAACTGGTCCTATGACATCTATCAAAAGGGTTTAGGAACTGATCCTGAATGGAAGTCATTTAAATTTACCACATTAGATGGTGGGCAAGTAGATCAAGAAGAAATAAAACAAGCTATGAATGATTTAGATGAAAGGACATTTAGACAAGAATATATGGCTTCTTTTGAAACATATTCTGGAGTTGTTTATTATAATTTTAATAGAGATGAAAATGTTAAAGAATGTAAATTTGATAACAATGCAATAATTCACATTGGTTTAGATTTTAATATAGACCCAATGTCAGCTTGTTTATTTCATGTTAAAAATAACATTGTAGAAGTTTTTGATGAAATAGTAATTTATAGTTCTAATACTGATGAATTTATTGAGGAACTATTTACTAGATATGCTAAACAAAAAATGATTGTTTATCCTGATCCAGCTTCAAGACAACGCAAGACTTCTGCTGGACGAAGAACTGATTTAACCATATTGCAAAACGCAGGTTTAAATGTTAAATGTAAATCTACTCATGCTTTAGTACGAGACCGAATAAATTCTGTTAATAGCAAACTAAAGTCATTTGATGGGAAGAGAAGCATTTTTATTAATCCTTCTTGTAAAACACTAATAAATTCGTTAATGAAACAAGTTTATAAGGAAAACACAACACAACCTGAAAAGGGTAATGGATTTGACCACATGACTGACGCACTTGGATATGCAATAGAATATTTATTTCCAATCACATATAATTTACCAAAATCACAACCTAAAAGATTTTCATAATGGCTTACACAAGAAAAGACATAGAACAACAGCATAGTCAATATAAAGGCATGATGCCAAGATGGGAATATTTTATAAGAAGCTATTTAGGTGGCAAAGAATATCAAGACGGGAAATTCCTACAAGAATATCAATTAGAATTAGAATCAGAATATTACAAAAGACTTGCTTATACTCCATTAGATAACCATGCAAGAAATGTAATTGATATTTATTCATCATTCCTATTTAGAGTTCCTGCAACAAGAGTGCTTGGTTCTTTACAAGATGATCCATCAGTAGATCAATTCCTAGATGATTCTGATTATGAAGGCAGAACCTTTGATGCTCTAATGAGAGAAATACAAAACTATGCTTCTGTTTATGGACATTCTTGGATTATCGTTGATAAGCCATCAACAAATGTAATGACTCGTGGAGAAGAATTAGAACAAAACATTAGACCATATCTAAACATCTATACACCAGAAAATGTATTAGATTGGAAATATGCACGATCTCCTAATGGATATTATTATTTACAATATTTAAAAATTAGAGAGTCAATTGAAGATGAGAAAGAGTGTTATAAAATTTGGTATGAAGATAAAATAGATACGGTATTTATTTCAACTAAAAATAGAGATGAGCCAGTTTTATTTGAATCTGTTCCTAATCCTATTGGCAAAATACCAGCAGTAATTTTATACAATCAACGAAGCCCAATGCGAGGTATTGGGGTATCAGATTTGACTGATATCGCTGATTTACAAAAATGTATTTATAATGAATTATCCGAGATTGAACAAATTATCAGATTATCAAATCACCCAAGTTTAGTTAAGACTAGAGAAACAGAAGCAGTCGGTGGTGCAGGTTCTATTATAGAAATCCCAGATAACATAGATGCTAATTTAAAACCTTATATCTTACAACCAAGTGGAAGTAATTTAGATGGAGTAATTAAATCAATCATGCATAAAGTAGAAGCAATCAATAGATTATCTCACGTAGGATCAATTAGAGCAACTGGAGAAAGAATACAATCTGGTATTGCATTAAGAACTGAATTCCAATTATTGAATGCTAGACTTGCTTCAAAAGCAAAACAAATGGAATTAGCTGAAGAACAAATTTGGAGATTATTTGCTTTATGGCAAGAAACAGTATTTGACGGTGAGATCATATATCCTTCATCTTTTGATATAAGGGATTGGGCAACTGATTTAGAATTATTACAATCTGCAAAAGCAAGTAATATTAAATCACCTACATTCACAAAAGAATTAGATAAACAAATAGCAAGGACAGTTATTGATAATGATGAGACACTTGCAATCATAGATCAAGAGATTGACACAAACACTCAAGCATTAGGAGAGTTTCCAACACAACCTATAACATTACCAACAGTTTAATGTGGCTCAAGATTTATTACAGCGTCTACAAAGCATTAGAGAAAAAACAGTCAATAATTTAGAAGCACAACATCAAAGATTATTAAACGATACTTTAAGAACTTTAGAGACAAGAGTTATTCAAGCTGTATCAGAACTGCCAATACAAGATGGTGCTTTATTTAATACAAGACTTGCAATTGAAATAAGACCAAAATTACAACAAGCAATAGAGGAACTTTATTTAACAAAAGTTCAAACATTTATAAATGATTATGACAAGATTGCAGGAACGATTGTAGCAACTTATGGTAAACTTCCAATACCAAACGAATTTAAACAAATAACCGAAGCTGATTTAGTAACTATCCAACAGTTAAAAAAAATTGCATTTACTCAATTTCAAAATCTTGCAACAGAATTTACTAACACTTTAGCACAAGAAGTTTATCAATCATCATTAGTAGGCAAACCCTTTGCAGAAGTTGTAGATTCAATCAGAAGCAAGATTAATGGAATCTATCAACAATCAGATGACAGAAAAAGAGAAGAACTGGTAGACTTTATTCAGAAACAAAAAATTGCAGGAAACATAAATACAGAAGATTATAAAACAGCAGTAGATGAACTTAAACAAACCTATGGTTCAACTGTTACTGGAGAGAATTTATCAGTCTACTCATCTCAAATAGTTCAAGATGCTCTTATGGGTTTTGATGGGCAGTTTGCAAAATTTAGAGCAGATGAATTAGGACTAACCCATTATATTTATTATGGAACTATCATTAGAGATAGTAGAGATTTTTGTGTTGAAAATGTCAATAAAGTATTTACTGAAGAAGAAGCTAGAGAATTATGGCAAAAAGAATGGCAAGGCAAATCTGGTAATGATCCATTTTTAGACAGAGGTGGATATAATTGTAGGCATCATTGGCAACCAACAAGTTTAGATTGGGGCGATATTAAAGATGACGGTACTTTTGAATATACGTTGGAATAATGTATTTTAATTACATATTCTTGCATTTTTATAAATTACTTGATAATTGACAATTATAAACATATAGAAGGAGAACAAATAATGAACGACCAAGAAAAAAAAGAGTCGGTTGAGAAAACAGTAACTCAAAAAAAAACTGGTGTAGAAGTTTCAAAAGATCAAGAAACTGAGAACAAAGTTTTTACTGCTGACCAGTTAGAACAAATAGTTCAAAGAAGATTAGACAGATATAAAAAATCTATTTCTAATAAACTTGATGGAATAGACATTGAAGAAGCTAAAAAACTGATTCAAGAGAAAAAAGAAAAGGAACTTGAAATCGCAAAACAACGTGGCGAATTTGATAAAGTTCTGAAGGAAACAGTATCAAAAAAAGATTTAAAAATCCAATCGTTGGAGACTGAATTAAAAAAGATTCGTATAGACGAAACTTTAGTCAATATAGCTAGTGGTATGAAAGCTGTAAAACCAGCAGAAGTAAAACAGCTACTTAGAAATAATGTTAGACTAAACGATATTGGTTCCGTTGAAGTTGTTAATGATGACGGGACTTTAAGATATTCAGATAAAGGCGAACCAATGTCAGTAAATGATTTGGTAAGCGAATATTTAAAAAACAATCCACACCATGTTTTATCTACTCCAGCAGGAGCAGGTAGTCGTGGACAGATTGGTGGTGCTACTCCAAAGCAAATAAAGATTGGTGATCTTGATTTGAATAATCCGAATGACAGAAAATTATATGCTGAAATGAGGAAACAAAGAGATCAAGGTATATTTAAAATGAAAATAACTAATAACAATAAACTATAAAAAACTATGGCAAACGAAACAACCAGTTCCACATTATCGGAACTATTTGAGAATATAACTCAAGAAGCTATATTCACATTTCAAGAAACTTCAGTGATGAGACCTCTTGTTACTTCTTATCCAATAAGTGGTTCAGGAAAAACTATTGAAGTTCCTTCATACCCAGCGATAACTGCAAATGCAGTGGGTGAAGCTACTGACTTATCAAATACAGCAGTAGACCCATCATCAGTTACAATCACAGCTTCGGAAGTAGGCGTGATGACAACATTAACTGACTTAGCTAGAGATTCAGCAAGTAGAAATGTTGGTGCTGATATTGGAAAACTATTCGGTGAAGCAATTGCTAAAAAAGTTGATACTGATTTAGCAGGACTACTTGATGATTTTGCATCTGCAAACGATCAAGGTGGTGCTGGAACAGAATTAACAGTAGATTTGCTTTTCAAAGCACAAGCTATTTTAAGAAGTGCAAATGTACCTGCACCTTATTATGGTGTGTTTCACCCAAAGGCAACTTTCAATCTAAAGAAAACATTAACAGTACCAGCTTTTGCTAGTTCTGGTGGTGGATTATCTGTATCAGAAATTGGAAATGAAGCATTAAGAAATGGATATGTCGGCAGAATTGCTGGTATTGATATTTTTGAAAATGCAAATATTTCAATTGATGCTTCTGATGACTCAAATGGTGGAGTATTTCACCCAATGTCATTAGGTCTTGCATTGAAAGAAGATTTCAAAATTGAGACACAAAGAGACGCTTCTTTGAGAGCAACAGAAATCGTAGCAAGTATTACTTACGGCGTAGGTGTTATTAAAGATACTTATGGTGTGACTGTACTTACAGATACTGCTCTTTAATTAGACTATGGTGGGGTGTAAAAGCCCCACCAATTAAAATGAAACAGATAGATATTCCTAAAACTATTCTGCATTTTAAGAATAAGGATTTTATTTATCGTTATGTGCTAGTAGATAGATTTAAACACACATCAAAAGCACATTATGGTTTTGACAAAGAATTAGAATTAACAGAAGCTGAAATATTTGCTAAAGTTACTCCTAGAAAATTAAGAAGAAAATATATTATAAAAGATTAACATGGCAAATTTCACAGTAGATTCAGATTTACAATTTCACCAACCAGATATTTTAACTTTTGGAATAGCAAACTTTACTTCACCAAGAGATTATCACGCACAAGCTAGATTAGATATAGAACGAGATTTAAGGATAAGATGGTTTCCAGTTTATTCAAAAGAAACTTATAGAGACATAGCTATTTTAAACACAACTGAAATGGACGCAACATTATTGACTGATGCACAATTTAAAACAGCAAGTGTTTATAAAGTAATAGGTTTTTATGCATGTCCATTACTTACAAAATTTAATTCAAATGATAATCCTGATAGATTCCAAGTAATGATGAAATATTATCAACAAATGTATGCTGATGAGATGGAGTCTATTTTAAGAGATGGTGTTGAATATGATGCAGATGATTCTGGTGCAATCGCCAATGCAGAAAAAGCACCTTATCATAGACTCAAACTTATCAGATGAAAATAACTGTTGAAGATAATACATTACAAGTTGCAAAGAACTTTGAAAAACAAGTAAAAGAACAACCTCAAATAGTTAAAACTGCATTAGGAAGAACTGCTGAATTTCT